TCCTGTGCCAGTTGGCAACTGAACACGGGAATCTTCCATTCAGTTTTGCCCAGCACCTTGTTAAGTGTTTTTTCTGAGATACCGCATCTCAAGTCCTTGATCAGCACTCGACGAGCCAAGTTGTTCCACTCGTCTGAGTCAAACATCTGACTGCAAGTTTCAATTGCTTCTCTTGCACGATTACCAGTGATGCTACGAGTACGCAGGCTTTCTAGCAAGGCCCAAAATCCAGGCCAGTGGTTTGGCTGTCCAGTTAACCCTTGAGTTTCTGGCACTTGCCGAACGCCAAACACATAGAAAGGATTGTAGGCTTGATAGCAGTTGAACAAGAAAGCCTGTGCGTCAGCTGAGCCTAACTTGGATGCCATCAGGGCCTTTTCAATAGTTTTTTCTTTATGTATGCGGCTGTCTGAGCTTTCGAGATCGCGGATCCAACCTGCTGCCATTATACCCGAGAACCTTGGGTCAGAGAAGTTTGTTTCATTCATATATTTACTTGGTTACCATGAACTATTATAAAACACTTTAAGTCCCATGAACAACTCGGCTCGGGCATTCTTGATGAATTCAAGATCTTCTTTACGGTAGTGATCGTCTGCGTCGTTGCCAAAAAAGAATCCTGAGGTGCCTGGCAAGGAACCAGCAATAACATCAAGCTCTAGTATTTCGAGATCCTCATAAGTGAGTTCTAGCTCAATTCCATTAAAGTTGCTACCATCCTGGTTGCCATCATTGCGCTTGTTCCAAAGTTGCTCCATCCAGCCATGTAGGTTAGGATGCTTACGCCAGTAAGCGATTTCACGTGGTTGAGTTACTTTGGTATTGGTGTACTCACCGTCCTTGAGCTCGCAACCGTCGTAGAACTCGCGTTGCTGGCCTGCACGGGCGGCCACATATGCATACATATCAAGACCCACGTCTAACTCCTTTTTGATACTGGTACTCACGCTTGAGCCACCACTTGTACTTTGCAAAATATTCTGGCATGGTCATTCTAGGCTGTCCCCATCCGTCGTTTTCTTCGCAATTGTCTCGCCATACATCAGCAAGCCAGATGCGAAACGGCTTGATGGTCATGCCGCCTCCAGCATGTTGGCTGGTACATTGAACAGGCCACCAGGTGTGTTAACCAGCACAAATTTAATTTTGACTTTGCGCACGGTGCCAACATAGGTCAGGCCGTTGCGATTGCTGGTGAACTTTACAGAGTCACCAATTGAAAAAATACGTTTCTTTTGTTGGGTGAGTTGCGCACGGGCAAACTTCACAGCATCAATCACCGTAGACAGTTCGTCATTGGTGAGATTACCAAACATGATAGCAGAGTTGATTTCTTTGACATTCATTTCAGGCTCCTTTTAGTTACTATACAAGTATTATAGCAGAATGGGATTTATTGGTCAACCAAATTCGTACATGTATTGAGCCACTGTAGGATCCAGTTTGACCAAGTCTTTGGCGGCCGCTGTGAGTTCACGATAGCGTCTGTTTACTTCTGCACGGGGCAATTCGCCATCGCAAGAAAGATTCTCAGGGCTCAGGTCCGAATCAATCATTTCAGCCACACGTTTACGGCCTGCGGCGGTTTGAATTTCATACACGGGTTCTGTACGCTGACCGCGGAACAGGGCGGCATAACGGTTTTTGTTGTCAATAAAAGTGGTAAGTGCTCGCATCGCTAACTCCTTTTTAATTACTATACAAGTATTATAGCAAAATGGGATTTATTGGTCAACCAGAAAAATGTGGCTAAAAAGCCACACTTTTGAGTGATTTTTTAGGCTACATCGCCCCGCCACCACCACCACCACCACCACCTCCGTCACCTCCGTCACCACCGTCACCACCGTCACCTCCGTCAGCGTCGGCAGAAGCATCTGCGTCAGCATCCGCATCTGCAGTAGCATCATCGCTAGTGAAGCCGCCCGGTGACGTATCACCGTCCATTACTAGGAATGTTTTCGATACAGGTGCTATTCCTGGAAATATAACTGTGAACGGCCAAGTTCCGCTTGCTAACGCTGTTCCAGTTACTACATCTCTACCATTGGCATCGGTTGTACTTGTGCCAGAGGCCCAAGGCAACACATATGAATAGGTTGTTGAAGGTGGTCCAACCACTGCCAACTGCAACAATTGGCTAACATATACCGAATCAACGTTAGCATCAGCTGATCCTGGAGTACTGATAATACCTGGGAACCATCCTTGTTGTTCTACAACAGCCACTACCACTGTGGGTGCAGACACAATTGGAATGGCTCCCGTCGCAGAGCCAAATGTTGGATTAATGGTTGGTTGGCCAGCAGTGAATGTCATAGTGGCTAGGCCAACTTGTCCAATGTAAAAACTAGGAACTTTGTAAAATAATCCACCATAGTTTGAAGCACCGTCACCGGCAAAAGTACCCGGGTATCCTGGAGGATTAGGATAAGCAGTACCATCGATGTTGTTGTCTAAGAAGATAATAGTAGGATCAAATCCATCTAACCCAACACTGGGTCGAATTCTTAAATTTACCCAAAAATCAGTATTGACCAATAGTTGAGTTGCTGGTAACTCAGGGTCATAGCCCAATGGCATAGAATCATCATTTGCATAAAAACCCAGAACTTGCACTACCACTTCAGGTGGAGTTATTGGTTCATCTAGCACTTTTTCTCTTGCTTCGGTGCCGCATGAATAGTCTGTAGAGTTTGCATTGCCAGGAACTTGATATATGGCAACTGGCGGCAATGCTTGTGGTGGCAATGTGTTGTTCACAAGTGTTGCTTGATTTTCTGCTCCACGAGAATTGAGATATCTCACAGTACCGCGAGTGGCTGGTTCTACTGATGCCACTATGGCCGCAGGAATTCCCGCAGAATATTCTTGATTTTCCGGCCACACACTTGGCACAATGTTATCGTGTTTGATACTCATGTTTTGTCCATCAGTGTGTTGTTGCGACCTTCTCGCAGTGATCCAAGAATAGCTTGACCAGCTTGTGTTGCGGCATCTGCCACAGACGAAAGATAACTGCTCTGCCCGCCAATTTGAGTGTCTAATCCTGCTGATGCCAGACCACTCATAAAACTCATAGTAGATTGTTGGCTGCCTGATGTTAGATCAGCAAACGCCAACCCTGCTTTGGTCTGATTGGTGTATTCATACACATATTGTTCGCATATGGCATTGACACTGTTGTTCAACGATGTGGTAGCAGAAGGATATGTGGAAATCAAACTTGCTATCAAGGTATCGGCTGCCGGTATGAGTCCTGACGTAAAGGCATCGTTACCGCTGCCATATGTGCCGGCAGCAGGACCGCTTGGAATAATAATTTGTCCCGGATTTAACGGATCATCGTACACGCCTTGTACCGTCAACAACATTTGATTGTACAAACTGGTCAATGCAGAAATATTCATGTTATACAGTGTGGCCACTATATTCTGTATTGAATTTTTTGTAACGGTGCCAACTGCTGACCCCAAAAAATCCTGCATGGTAAATGTACCAAACTCGCCGGTGCCCGTGGCAAATGTATCTTTGTAATAGGTTGTTACTGTGTCCGGTACAGGTTTTGTAACATCTTCAACTAGCGGTAGACCTTTGAGCGTTTCCATGCGTTATCCTAACAATGCTGTGGCCACTCGTGGCAGGGTGGTAGTGGAAATGCCGCCTACATTTTGCAATCCTGCCTGGAATGCTTTGTTCACTACTGCTTGGTCTGGGGGTATTATTTTGGCCAACTCATCGCAACCTGCAGGAAGTACAATTGCCACACTGCTATTCAATGCCGCTTGCACTTCAGGGTTTACTGATCCATCAGGATTGAACAATAGTACTACGCCACCTGCTGCCGATGGTACTGTTAATGATATCCAACTTTCAGGAAGAATCTTTTTCAAATCCAACAAGTCAGCCATAGTTTTAATATTGGGAGTAACCACTCCGAGTACATCTAACACATACTCCAAACAATCTGCATCAATCGCGGCCATTGCTTGGTATGCCTTTTTCTGTAAAGTATTGAATTCATTTGTTGATGGTGTTCTAGTGCTGGCATCTGGGGTACACAACAACACAATGTCGCTTTCAGTCAGGCCGTACTCTGCTAATTTTGATGCTACACAACTCAATGTGCCAGATGTGATTTTTCCTTCGTCACTAAGTTGTTGTAGCACGGCTGCAGGCGTGCCAAAGTTGTCTAGGTTGGCTAGATCAATTGCATTGCCCAGTTGTGCGCAATCTCTGCCTAGACATTTTAGTGCCAGATTCACGCTGGTAAATTGGCCAGTGATCAAATCATTCATTGTGGTGAATGTAGGGCCAAGATAAGTAGTGGCGTTGACTGCACTTTGTATTAGTTCGTTTGTTGTGCCACGATATCCCACAACAATTTGGTATGCTTGACAGAACCGGTCAACTTCTCCATCACCAAGATACAATTCGGCGTTGTTGACCACTAGGTTACCAAAGCCGCCGGTCTCAGTTGTGGGTATCAAGGGATTAACTCCGGCATATGCAGAAGGAATGCTGGCACCAAGTGCAGGGCACGTGGTGTTGCCTAGAGTTTTAAGACTGGCAATAACACCGGCATTTAGTCCAAAGGCCGGGCCAAGAGTGATTGTGCTCATTAGATCTTCTACAAAAGGCAGCGAGTTGTATGAGCTCACTGCATTGGTCAATGATGTGGGAATCGTGATACCTTGATTTTGTAATAGTCCTGCACCGGCAATCAATTGCAATGGTGTGTATGTACCTGGTTGGCCAAATCCTGAACCTGCCATTATCCAGCCCTCACATCACCACTACCGCCAGTGCGTGTGTGCCCGCAGGTATCAGGATTACCTGCAACACTGATCGGCTGGCCTTCAACTCGTACACTGCTCACGCCTGTGGTGGTTTTTGCAGATGCATGTGCTTTTTTACCGTGCCAACTAACAGACAAGTTGATTGTGGCAGTAGGAATTCCGTTGGTTCGTACAGAACCCACGCCTGAAAGTATTTTTCCGCCGCCTGTGTCCAAATCACCTTGTCGCTGTACTGCTGGCATATTATCCTAGTATAAGTTTTTTCTCTGGTACTTTGATACCAGTTGTTGCTTCTAGATATTTCATCTTAACTGAATCATCAGTCTTGGACACTAAAGAAACACTGTTAGTATTTAACCGTATTTCTTCCTTGGGATCTGCTGTAAACAAGCTGGGAATCAGGCCCATGCCCTGCGGACCCGGAGCAATGCTCACGGGTTCTTCTAGGACAATCCAGTCCCCGCCTGATTGCTTGACCTTGGCAACCATTTCTTCGCCTGAGTTCATTTTGAATGTGTATACCTGGTTGGGTTCTAGTGCTAGTTGTGCTGACATCATGTGCTTTCTGTTAATTTTGCTTTGAGTTCGGTAAATCCACCCACAAGTTCTCCGTCAAGGATAATCTGTGGTACTGTCCTGGCTGTGGGGATTGCTTCTAACAATTCTTCTCGGGTGTATCCGTCGCCAATTTTACGTTCTTCAAACGGGATACCTTTTTGTTTTAATAGTGCCTTTGCTTGATCGCAATAAGGGCAGTGGTACTTGCTCCATAAAATTGCTTGCATTTTA